ATGGAATAATTGGTTCCGGCTGTAACGCTTAAACCTGTGCCAGTGCGGAATCCACCTGCACCGCCGCCACCAGCGCCACCGCCGCCACCGCCGCCGCCTCCAGCGACGACAAGGTACTCGACCTCGGTCACACCAGTCGGCGCAGTCCAGTCACCGGATGCGGTGAAGATTTTGTATTCGGTAAACCCCGCTGCAACACGCGCAGCAAGGAGTAGATTCATAATCCCCGACATGGTTTAGCTCACGTTGCCGGTGATGACGCAGACCGTACCGGATATAAACAATATGGTTGCCACACCGCGTGTCGCAAGGGTTACCGTCGCTTTATCCGCATCCGTACCAGCGATATACGCGGTTGTAATGGTGCAGGTAATGGTGATGTTGCCAGAGGTGTTGTTAAACACCGACACCACATCGCCTGTTGCGAACGTGGCATCTGGGATCGTAACGCTACCGCCTGACCCGACCTCAATGTAGTCGCCTACGTCGCCGGTTGTCAGCGTGTAGCTCGTCGTTTTGGCCGATCCCGAGCGCGGGATGTTGCGAAAGCCAACTGGGTTAGTGCCGTCAGCCGTACAGTTGTTGAGGTTGCCCGAAGTTGGCGTACCAAGGATGGGGGTTACCAGCGTGGGGCTGGTAGACAACACGTTGTTGCCGCTACCCGTTGAGGTCGTGACCCCCGTACCGCCATTCGCAACCGGCAGCGTTCCAAAGACCTGCGAAGCAAGATTGACGTTAGCAGGGGTCTGCTTAAACGAGCCGGTGTTGTCAAACGCGCCATCTGTCGTCCATGTATCGCCAACCTGCAACGTGACCCGCGCAATGGTTCGCAAAGTGCCGTTGTTGTTGTACGAAACGGTGACTGTAACCGCTGCCGTATCGCGGTTCTGAATCGTAATGGTCTTGATCGCACGGCGGGTAGACGATGCGGGGGCGGCTACCAGCGTGACGCTATTAGTGCCGTTTAGCGCACCGTCAGTAGCGCCCTCGGTAAAGGCCGAGCCGGTGTTATCTGCCCACGCAGCCGTAAAGTCTGGGTTGGTCGTTGCCGCCGCCCCAGACATGGTGCAGACGATGGATTTGGTAGTTGCGTCGAGTACAAGTAATGCCATGGTGATGTCCTACGAGATAAACCACGCATAGGCTTCACCACCGCCGCCACCTGTGGCTGCAATCGTGATGCTTCCCGCGCCATTGGTGACAGAAATGCCGCTGCCTGCGGTCAAGGATGCAAGGGTATAGCCGGTGCCGTTACCGATCAAAAGCTGGCCGTTAGTTGGTGCGCTGGTTGACCCGGTACCGCCAAGGTTGACCGCTACCGGAGCCGTCAGCGAGAACGTTGTGTTAGTCAGCGTCAGGCCGGTGCCAGCAGAGTAAATCTGCGTGGCCGATACCTGCACAAAATTGATGGCAGTTGTGCCAAAGGTAATCGTGCCTTGGGTGTTGCAGACGTAGGTTTCGCCTGCGCCCGTGTTGCCCGAGGTGACGAAGAACGCATCGCCTTCGCCAAGGCCGTTGGGGCTTTTGAGGGCGTAGCTGTCGGCGTCTGTAGCGCGAGTCAGTACCCACGCGGTTGAGCCGTTACCGACCGTCGTGACCGTGTATACGCCGTTCTCGTAAGCGTTGGTTTGGTTATAAACAAGGATGCGGTCACCGGGGGCGGCAGTCGGGCCGTCTGGAGCAAATGCAGCCAGCGTTCCTGCATTGGTAAGCGTAGCGCCTACGCCTGATGCGCCGTTGCTGTACGTCGCGTTGAGGTTACCCGTCGTGTTGGGAACCTCGTACTTAACCGGGGCGTGGTACGTGATACCCGCCGCCACAATGGCATCAACGTACTGCTTGGTAACCGCATCGCTATTAACGGTCGGTGAGGCCAGATTCGTAATTTTGGCCGACGACACATCCACCGTGCCTGTCCCGTTGGGGTCAAGGACGATGTTGCCGTTGGTGTTGGTCGAGGCAATCGTGTTGCCGTTGAGGTTGAGGTTATCAACGTCAACTGCCGTGAAAGTGCCTGCTGCTGGCGTTGAACCGCCAATGATGGTGTTGTTGATCGTGCCAGCGAGGATGTTGGCCGAGCTAATAGACGCCGAAGCGACAACCAGATTGGTCGCCGTAACGTCCGTCACAATCGCCACAGCACCCGTCAGCGAGCCGATAGACGCGCCAGAGGCCGTGACGTTGGTGAACGTACCGGCAGCCGCCGTAGATGCGCCAATCGTCGTGCCGTTAATTGACCCGCCTGTGATCGCTACGTTGTTCGCGTTCTGGGTCGCCATTGACCCAAGGCCGGTGATGTCGCCAGCAGGTATAGAGGCAACAGCGGTGAAGGCTGACGTACCTGACGCTTTAACGTATCCGGTAAGGGTAGTTGCGCCTGTACCGCCGTTGCCAACTGGTAATGTCCCGGTGACGCCCGTCGTAAGCGGCAAGCCCGTTGCGTTGGTCAATACGCCAGCGGTCGGGGTGCCAAGGTCGGCGTCTACAAACGTCTTATCAACGAGCGTTTGCGGGTCATCAAGCGTAACGGCCTGTTCTGCCGGATACGCTACAAATACATCCTTTGCACCCGCACCAAATGGCACTTTGCTGCCGCCGTTGCTAGAGGCCAGCACCGTGTCACGGGTCAGCGTACCCGTGTTGTAGGTGCCAACGCCGACTTCCCAATCACCCGTGGCGCTGTCAAAGGCGCTGTAATACGTGGTGTTGCCGTTCCCAATGACGGAGAACGGCTGAAAGCCTGTGGACGTACCCGCAAGGGTAAACGTGCCAAGGCCGCCAGTAGCGGTTGTCTCTTTGACGCGATCCTTTAAAACGAGAGCCACGGCTTACTGCCTCGTCATGGGCATCGGAGGCTGCGGCTGACCGAGCGGGAGCGGCTGCTGTACCAACTCCACACCGGCTGCGCGGCCATCGGGGCCACGGATGATGCGTTTCGGTGCCGTCATGGCACGTAGCGCGGCCTCTAGCTTCGCCATCATTTCGCCGTACAACTGCGTCGTTTGCTGCTGCATCTGGATAATGGCCTGCGTGGATGCGGCAACGCTGCCCTCCACGTTCTCCATCATGCGCTCGGTGTTGGCCTTGGTGACCTCCAGCATGGGGATGTCTACGCCGGGGTTGGCCGAGATACGAGCCACGTTGATCTTGGTCTGCGCGTCCAAGTCGGCCTTGTATTTGTCCATCTGCGCTTGCATTTCCAACTCGCGCTGCTTCAGTTGCGCCTCGGTCTGCGCTTCCTGCTGCTTCATCTGGAGTTCCATCTGCATACGCTGTTGGTCGGCTTGCACTCGGGCGCTCTCCGCTTCAGCTTGTGGGTTGGGTCGGGGCTGACCGGCAGCCTGCTTGAGCTGCTCCATCGCAACGTCAATCTGACCCTCAATCGGGCGAGACGCTTTGAACGCCTGTACGCCAAACTTCATCAGTTCCATCATCACCGGCACCAACTCTGGCGATGCCTGACCGACCGGCAGGGCTTGTTGCAGGAAGCCACCAAAGGCTTGAATGAACTGCAACCGATCCTGCTTCATCTGCGCTTCGTCAATCTGGACGAGGCTATCGGCGGCAATGTCTACGCGGAAGTTACGCAGCGGGCGGTCGGTCAGTAGTTGCAGAGCTTGCGGGATCATCTGTTGATCCACTTCGCTCATCTGCTGTGCGGCAGCGTACGAAAGCAACGTCTGCGGCTGGAACTTGGCGCACATCACCTGCGCCTTCAATCGGATCAGGTCAGATGCAAAGAGGGCTACGTCCTCCTGCATCGAACGCAGTCTCAATCCCGCGTACTGGCCTTTGATTTGCTGCGCCGTCGCCGTTTCAGATGCGGAACTCTGACCCCGGATGATGTCGGCAATGCCCGTGATTTCGTAGATTTGGTTCTTGATGTCTGTTCGGGCTTGATAGCATTGGATGAGGGCTTGGGCGAGCGTATCCAATGGGAGCAGGTCAATACTGCCCTTGAGGCCGCCCTTTTCAGAGAAGCCCATCCACTTGTCAATCGGGATAAGAGCATTGTTGTCACCCTCCGTCAGAAGGCGTTGCAGGGCAGGTTGGCTGGCGTCGTAGACACCACGCACTCGCAGCGCCTTTACCAAGCCATCAATGCGGTCGGACAGAATGTCCAACTCCATCGCCTGATCTTGGTACAGAACAAAGTCAGGCACCGGAACCAGCGTGTCGCTAGTGGTGGTGGCGTAGAGCGGCTTGGGGCAGGGGAAGAAGCCTTCCAATCCCAAGGGGTCGTCCCGCACATCAATGATCTGCGGCATACCC